TAAGATAACAGATATTCAGCTAAAAGACGAAAACGGAGATTTTCATTATTGTACAGATGAAGTGGATTTTAAAAATAAAATTAAAGACATTCCATTTTTATCAAGTCCAACTCTCAATTTATCTGTAGGGTTTGTTTCAAAAAGATTATCAAATTCAATTCCTTCATAAAAAACGTCAGGCCACCAATTAATTTCACCAACAAAGTTTAGATATACATTTTCAGGCCATGTAATCTTTCCTGTAAATTTAGTCCAATCAACCGTTTTAGAATGGTTATAAAAGTTAATTGTGTATGGTCGTTCTCTTGTTGCATCCCCCTTATCGGTAATTAGCTGAATAATGTCCGATAAATATTCACCCGGCTGCATATCAACTTTTTTAGATAAGTAATCAATATACGGTGCTGTATCGCCATTTAACGTATAAGGTTCACTACCATCATCGGGTTTACACGCAACAATCGTCATTTGAATGCCCAATGCTGCATCGTCAGGCATATTCATGTTGTAAATAACCTGACCATTGGGGATACGAATACTCGAAATACCTATTTCAAATTCTATTACCCAATCGTGAAACTTCATCGGGTTGTTGATTGGTGGCGACCATACGCCATTCGCAAAAGTACCACCTATAATATTTGGCAAATCAGCAATATCAAATTTTACAAGTTCAAGCGATATTGACAAAGGATTAGCCCTTGTGAGAGTTGCATATTGCCCCCCAAATTGTGCTTCTAAGGGATTAGTTTGTGGTGCATCCTCAAAGGTTGTCATACCCTTTAAGATACCACTTAATTCATTGTATGCCGTTGCGGAGGAAGAGCCAACTGCCTTATACCCCAACTTTATCGGACGAGCCGTTATCTGTTCCATCTTCTACTTCTTTAGTTATTTGTGTTTCTTTTTTGGCTTTTTCTTTTTCGGAAGCCAATCGTTCCATTTCGTCAGGTGCTACATTCGGTAAATTGCCAACTGTAGTTTCCAAAGATTGTAAACCCTCTTTGTATTTGTTAACCTCGTTTGTAATAATAGTATCCATACTTTCGGGTGTCCATACGGTAAAACTTGCTTTAACTCTTAATTTCATAAATATAGCTGCACCATTATTCATTTCCATGTCAAGCCCTGCCTTAAAAAGAGTACACATATCATCCGCAAACAAAGACCAATCAGTAACGCTTTGTTTTGCCAATGCTATGTCGTTCTTTAAAAGGATAGTCATTGCACCACCCTTACTATCAGAACCCATTTTTATGTTATTAGGAGAAAGGAATGAAACGCTTGATGAAAGTGATATTTCGTTAAGGATAGAATCAATATATTCTATCATACCCTGAGCCGTTGGAAATTCTAATACTTTAGCATCCCCCTTCGTTTCGGGGTCTGCATCATTTAAAATCATTGTGTTTCCACGTGACTTTAACATTTCCTCGTCAATAGCGCCCTTGATATAAAGTGCAAATAAGGCATAACGTGACTGATTTGTTGCAAGCACATTCATAAGAACCTCACGCAATTCAATAAGAGCCTGAGAGAACTCCCACGCTACATAGCCACGATGATATATTGCAGGATTGATTGGGAAGCCATGTGTCGTGGTTTCTAACAATTTCCATTGCTTGTCACCTTTTGCATCTGCTTCGTTAACGTGTCTGTAAAAAGACTTATTATCGTATGTGTCGATTATTTGAATGCCATCAACATCGTAGTAAATTGATGTTGCTATTTGCTCTCCAAATTCATTATAATTAGGAATGATTGTATAGCCATCCCGATAGGAATAAACGCGAAGTTTAAGTTTCCCTTCGCTCATGTAAAAAAGCAAACATACATCGCCTGTAGATTTTTGTCTACTCACGGCTTCTGTTTTATACATCTCCATGTTCCTTAAAAACCATTCCTGTTTCATTTTAGAAAACAAAGCAGATGTAGTTTCTGAAATTTCAGGTTCGCATAAAACAAAATCCATTTTATTTGCGGTAAGATGTAAAACCTGAGAGTTATGTATAATTTTTTGGAGCGATGATGCTACAACAATACGTTTAGTTTCCTGACTGCCATCGGTTGCCGTAATTACAGGCAGGTTCATCATTTTATGCACATCATGACGAGAAGGGTCATATTCCTGCATATAAACCTCTTGCGATACTGTGTGCGCTCTTGAATTTGGCAATTCTGCCTTAACCTTACTACCCAAATCAATATCCGCTTCGTATGCCCTATAATCAACAAAAGCCCCTCCACGTGTGAAAGGTTTCTTTTGAAGTAAATCGGTCGGGTTTTCTAAGTAGTAACTTATGTCTTTTTTTACCATTTTAGCCTTGAATTAATTAAATCGGCAATGTCTTTTACTTTTCCTCTTGGTTTATTTTGTATGGAACTTGAATCCATATAGGAATCAATGTTAAACGTTTCCTTTTCTTCATTAATAGTAGTTGTGGTCTTTTTCAATGCCAACTCTTTATAACAGTCGTAAATCAAAGAAGCAACAAGCATAATGATATTATCCATAATGTCGGGTGAAGCCCCGTGCAACAAACTATGTTGCATTTTTTTAGTTATCATTTGACGTTTACCATTTCGGTTCGATTCAAATCTAAATACAATGCTTTCATGCTCCATTTGCTTCACAAGCGTTTTAGTTGCACGTTTGCTTCTTTGGTGTTTGTATGGAATATATTTTAACGAATAGTCGAACGTTATCAACCCATTATTTATCATTTGTGAAGCTACATCGGCTGCTTCATCCTTACCATCTACATAAGATTTTTTACCCCTATTTGATGGCGTTCCTGCACCATATTTATAGCAACGAGGAAACGCTGTAGATAAAAACGAAAAGTGCGATTGAACATCTATAACTAAATGTCGCTCCTCAACATTATGTTTTGCTAAAAAATCTTTTATCAAATTAATAACAGATAACGGTTCGCTTTTTTGTTCATAAAGAAAATCAACTGCATGAAAACCCTCCCAATAAATCATTACCAAATTATCCATTCCCATTGCAGCGGGGTCTATTGTAACACGTTTTTTTTCGTTCCAATTCGGTTTGTTATGAAACATTGCATTTATCTTTTCGGCAGATACAATAGCCTCTTTTTTGCGCTCATCCTCATCGTTAACAGAATAATTCCAATTGTTTTCATACATTGAATCTGCTAATATAGACTGTGATAAAGATGCCCGATACGATTTGTTTTTAGATAACATCTGCTTGTTATCTCTTGCATCTAACGTAAAGAATACCATGCTAAATATAAAGTCCTCATAACTCATATCCTCTTCCTTGCTCATAAGCCTGTCTATACGGTCTTTAGCCTTCATATAAACCTCATGCTTACTTGCGCCCCAATAGCATTTATCCAAATCACCTTTTTCAACGTGAAAGTATCTGACTACCCCATTCATTGATTCAATCGGCATACCCGTATCATCGTCTATCCATCCACCGCCTGTTTCAGTATTCCTACACATTTTAGAAACGAATGAATCTCGCTCTATATTTTGTGCAATGTAAACCTGTGCCTTATTATTACTATCGTCACGCATACGGGTTTGCAATGCCGAAACAGTAGACCATTGTATCATGTGAGCCTCTTCAACATAAATTTTCTTTATCTGAATGTTCTTAATACGGTCATTTATCTCTCTTAAATCCTCGTTGGCAACGTGAAAAAAACGTAATTCACTGTTATTTGGTGCTTTAAGCCTTATACCCATTTGTTCATCTCCACGAACAATTTCACCTACTGCATTTTTTTTAACCTCATTTTTACCCTTATCGTTTAAAGGTATTATTTTCTTAATGTTATCAACAACTGAACCTGCTTTAAAGAAGTCATTAATATTACGCATTAAAAGTAACCCCCTTGAATTTGGGTTATTCCTTGCGTCTGATACCCATGCGTGAAGCATAGCACTTGACTTACCTCCACCTCCTGAACCTGTCAATACAACAAAGTCGCAATTACTTCTTATTGCTGCATATTGGCTTTCTGAATTTGCTGCATATAGTCCTCTTGTTATTTCTTCGCTTCTTTGTTCAAACATTATTCATTTCAATGTTATGCAAAAATAGCAAATGAAAAGTAGTATTAAATATAAAACTAACCAATAATGAAACGTATGGTACATTATTGGTTAGTTTTATTGTGAATATGTGTTTTACTTGCGTATTTTTGCTACATAATTTTAAAAAATAGAATTAAAAATGGAAAAGGAAGAAATCCTCAAACAGGTAAATGATATTTGTGATACACACAAATTTAATTTGGTAGATGCGAACAAAGAGAAGTTCGTTGACAAGATGATCGAAAGAACAGACTTTACAGCCGAAAATTTTGATAACGATAAATTTAAGTCGGATTTGGAATTTATGCTTGAAAGTTCATTTCATTTTCAATCAGGAAAGTTAGCTCAGGAAGCTGCTGAATGGAAGAAAAAAGAACAAGATTATCTTAAAAAGATCAACCAAAAACCAAAAGCAGATGTTGAATCGCCAAAAGTTGAATTGCCCGAAGATGTAAAATCTGCATTAGAAGAAATTCAGAACTTTAAGAATGAAAAGCTTGCGACACAAAAGCGAAGCGAAGTGATGAAGGAATCGTTGAAAAAAATCAGAGAGGACTTACACGATGACTTTAAACTGTTTTTTGAGGACGAACAAATAGATGCTACCAAAGATGCATCTGAACTCGCAAATCATTATACAGCACGTTTTCAAAAGCTATTCAAAAATAAAGTAGGAGATGTCAAACCGCTTAGTTCTGATAGCCGTGGAAATTCATTCATGGACTATTTAGACAAAAAACGAGATATTAAACTTGATTAAAAATTAAAAAAATGGCTTACAACTTACAGACTTTGTTTTCCGTATCCTCGAAATATAGAGGTGGAAAATTTGTATGGTGGAAAGATGCAGGTAATGATGTGCGTTCAAACGTATTATCAGGTAATACTATTCTTAACCCTTATTTGGGCATGGGATACGCTTTTGCTGCTGACCTTTTCGAATACCGCTTAAAAGAGGGTGGATACCTTCTTAAAACTTTTTTGGTAACTAATGTTGCCGCTGCCAATGCCACTACAGTATATGTAGATGGTAAAGGTTATTCTCACATTCCTGAAGTTGGGAACAAAATTATGGCTGCTCCCGATGCAGCTTCTACAGTTGGATTTGGCGCAACAGTAACAGCCGTTACTTTAGCTAATGATAAATTTGAACTTACTCTTGACCGCCCTATTGGAGCGTTGGCAGTTGGTGCTATTTTGGTAGAAGCCAAATTAATGGTTGCCTCGGAAGCTGATGTACAAGTAAAAGCCGTTGTTGCTACAGCACCTGCTACAGCTACTACAGGCGATAAATACATTAATACTACCGATAAGAAATTATACACCGCTACAGCAACCGATACTTGGGGAACAGGTGCATTGATTGAAGCAGGTAAATATTATGTAAACACAACCGATGGTAAATTCTACGCTTTGATTAGCGCAGCCGTTACAGAAGTTGTTCCTGCAACGGTATTGGTGAAAAATCCTAATACATTTATTGAAGCCGACATTGAATTTTTACCTACAGATGGTAGATATGGTTTTACAGATGTATCGCACTCTGTAAACGTTGTTTATGGAAAGAAAGCATTTATCGAAAGAATGCAGCCACTTCCAAAGTATGTTTTGGCTAAGAATCGCTCGTACATTGAAGGCGTATTTGAAATTTAATTTAAAAGAAAGGAAATTAAAAAATGGCACAAGCATATAAAAGTGAGTATAGTCCCGAAGATGTTTTGGAAAAATTATTCCAAAGAGGACTTTTGAATACAGATGGCACAAGTCCATATATTCAAAAAATTATTGAAGATAACATTGAGAAACAAGCAAACCAATTCTTTTGGCAAGAACACTTCACCATCGATGGTGCTGAGGTTCCAATTGATCCATCGCGTCCACGGCAAGCCCCTGCTTACACAGTAAACAGCCTTGTTAAACGTGTAACACCGATGGCTGACGCACATAGTCCGTTGTCTGAAACTAATCAAATGGATAATGAAACATTTGAATCACGCTCAGGCACAATTCCTCAGTACGCAAAAGGCTTATATGAAACATCCCTTACAAAGGGTGAATACTTATCTCGCCTTCGTGAAATGGGAATCACTGACAATGATGTTGTTTCTCAGTTTATTCGTGGCGCATGGGATTTAGTGAAGTCTCACAACTACAGGTTGTCGAACATGGCGGCTCAGGTATTGTCAAAAGGTGGTGCTTATTCGAATAGCGGGTCAAAGGGTATTACCGGTGTTAGTCATAACTTCTCGTCTTACATTTTACCTGAAAACTTCAAAAAAGCAGGTTTGTTAGCGTGGACTGATGCAGACTGTGATATTCCTCAGCAAATGAGAAAAATTGAGCAGGACTTTAGAGCTGCAACAGGATATGAAGCCCCTATGGAATGGGATTTGCCTTACGACTTTGTTGTCAGCGTAATGTTGAACAACGCAGCCGTTAAAAAGGAAATTCAACGATACATTAATACATACGGAACAGGAAACACTACTATTGTTTATTCAGCAACAGGCGCACTTCCAGAAGCATCTTATGCTACATGGCAGCAATTGGTTGAATATAGTAGAAGTGACTTGAATATCATTTCTCCTATCCGTATTGTAAAAGAATCGCAACGTTTCCAAGATTTGACTACTATTTCAACTGTAAAAGGTTGGCAGTCAGGTGTTGCAGTATTGCGTCCTTTGGGATTTGCCGGAAAAGTATTCCACTCGAAAGTTGCTGATGTTATGTTGCTTGAAAAAGAAGCCAACAAAACTATTGACTTTTCGATTGGTTCGATTCAGGGTGGTTTGTTCTATTTGGTTAACAAAGTTGTACCAAACGGATTGTATAAATCATACCACACCGACCTTTACGGACGTTTCTTACCTGTGTTGACAGAGTTCACACATCATATTGTAGTCGATACAACTACAGCAGATTGATAACTTAATTATTTGATTGTATATGACTGTTTTAGATTGGCTGAAATCAATAAATGGATTTAATTTAGGTGAAACTTCACTTACTGTTATCGCAAATACAAGGGGTATATCTACTCCCGAAGTTGCTGAGTACAGTGTATTAACCGCCATGCAACGAGAGTTAATGAGTGCCGACCTTATATTGAACTATGTATTATTTCAGCCAACTACGACAGGTAGCATATCACAATCACATAATGGTTTTCAGCAAACAATTGGTTCTTATTCGGATGCAAGTGTGAATAAAAGAATCAATTTTGCTAAATCAATTTATCGCAAATATAACGATGCCAATTTGGCAATGTTAAATGATTTTGGCGGTGGCATTAGGATTTTAACTTTAGAAGGCGATTTATAAGCATGGAATTAATATCTGAATTTCCATTTACAGGAACGATTAGTACAAGTACTGAAAATCCTTTAGGGGATGACATTATGAGTACGGTATATTCAGGTAAAATGGATTTAAAGGTATCAACACCTGAAATTGGTGTTGTAGCACAGGAGGCTAATTACCTTGCTTATTTACCAATAACCAAAGTTAACGGTGCTTATGTTAATCCGATTAGAAAAGGCGATAAATTTGTAGCGATGATGTACGGTGAAGAGATAAGGGGTGTTGTAGTTAATTCAATGCCTTCGCAATTAGGTAAGTTGACAGTTTACGTGAATAGAGAATTGTGGTAATGTTATGGCAAAAACAACAGTTGATTTAAGCGGATTGAAAAATAAATCTAAAAAGTTTATTAAATACATATCAACAAATACGGCAGAGAAACTTTGCTTGTATGCCGAAAGACTGTTAGAGAAAGCCTATAGCGAGAAGAAGTTTGAAAATGATACCTATAACCTTGCAGACAGTTACTTTTGGGTAGTGTTTGTTGATGGTGTAAAATACCGACATGGATTTTTAGGCGACAAAAAAGCAGACGAACCTTCTAAATGGCACAAGCAGGATATTCACGGTAGAGAAAGAGCAGGTAGTGCAATATCGGGTTACAAACCAACAATAAAAGAAGGTGTTGAAGTTGTAATCGGGGCAGCAGCTCCTTACGGTGGCGCATTAGAATATAGAAATATTACCGTTATCAGTTCCATATTTGATGAAATGACTGATGATTTTGGTAGTAAACACATTAAAAAGATAGGTTTTAACGAGTTCGAATCATGGTTAACGTAAACAACGCTGATATTTACACATATTTGTATGGTTTGTTTAATGGAACGGTATCAAATCAAATTTATTTTGGAAGCATACCTACAACATTAGGAACAACGGATGCATCTGATTTTTTAGTAATAAAAATAGGTGTTCCAAAAGACAATAGTGAGTTTGGTGGTGAATACGGATATGTTAGAGTTTATGTTGAAACATATTTTAAATCCAAAGACAGGGGTCGAATGGATTTACCAAAATACAGAACTTTAAGAACAAATATAAATAATGTTTTAGTTACAGAGTGTGGAAATAGAAATAGCACATATCCGATTCGAAAGAATAGTATATTATGCGATGATGATTTTCTTACTGCCAATAGCTATCATTATTTTACTACTTCTTTTAGGTTGCTAATTAAATAAACGTTTAAAAAATATAAAAAATTATGGCTAAAAAAATTACAGCTCAACCCGTTAAGTTGAGATTTAGAGATGTTGCAGGCACTGGCGCATTTACAGAAGTGATGGGATTACTTAAAGGTATGTCAGGCTCACAGGATGCTCCTTCCGTTACTGATATTTTAATGCAATTTTACGACTCTCCTGCATTGTCGATTGCAAAAGGTAATCCTTTTAAATTAAGCTTAGAACTTGTTCAATACGATTTAGAAGAACTGCCAACCCTTATCGGTGGA